GCAGTAAACAAATCTCTTGCTCTCAATTCCTCAGCACCTGTGTTCTTTTTGATATCCAATAAATCCATAACATCTTTGTGCCATGGTTCGATGTAGATAGCAGCACTACCAGGTCGTCTTCCTTGTTGGTTAAAGAATCTCAATGACTCATTCACAATTTTCAAATACTTCAACAATCCACCCGCAAATCCACCTGATGAATTGATACGACTTTCTTTACTTCTGATGTTAGACATTGATAAACCAATACCTGCCGCGTCTGAAGAATATGTTGAAATATCATTCAAGGTGTGTAACAAACCATTACGTGAATCCGCATTGTTGTAGTGTAACACACAAGACGCCAACTGAGGAACTTTGGTTCCTGAGTTGATGATGATTGGTGTTGCTGGTGAAATAAGTTGGTTAGACAATGAGTGGTAATACTCAACCGCTTGTTCAAATGATTTTGTAACCCACAAGGCAACTCTCATATACATGTGTTGTGGTCTTTCAATTACTTTACCTTGAGGTGTCTTTAACAAGTACATTTCTTGTAATGAACGCCAAGCGAAGTAATCAAAGTTGTAATCGTTCTCGTGGTTGATTACCGCGTCGATTTTATCGTGACCGTACTCATTCATGATTTCAATTAACTTATCATTGATTACACCTGTAGAGTGTAATTCCATAATAGTCTCACAGAAACTATCATTTGTTTCTTTGTGGTATGAAGAAATTGCAACTGAAGATGCAAGTATTGAATAGTCATGATGACTACCAGTGTACGCCGCAGCGATTTCATAAACCAACTTATCTAACTCTTTAGTTGTGATAAGTCCTTCAGTTGGTACTGACGTAATAACCTTGATAAATATTTCATCAGAGTTTACGTTCAATCCTTTAGCGGCACGTTTAACTCGATTATAGATTTTTTGAGGATTGAATGATACGTCCTCACCATTTCTTTTTTTAATTTTTAATGACATCATATTGTTTTAGATTAGAAATCTTCCTCGAAGGAAATTGTTTCATTTAATTTAGCTTTTTGATACTCAACTGTTCTTGACTCAAAGAAGTTACCTTTAGTCTCAACAGCAATTTGTTCCATGAATTTGAATGGTTGTTCAACATTGAATTCTTTTTTACAACCAAATTTAACCAACAATCCATCAACAACAAACTCAAGATATTGTTTCATTAAGTTTGAGTTCATACCAATTAAAGATACAGGTAATGACTCAGTAATGAATTCTTTTTCGATTTCCAAAGCTGATAATAAAATCTCTCTGATTCTTTTTTCACTTGGTTTGTTTTCAACGTGATTATTTAAAAGGTGAATTGCGAAGTCACAGTGTAAGTTCTCATCTTTAAAGATAAGAGAATTTGCATTACACAAACCTTGCATGATACCTCTTGATTTCAACCAAAAGATTGAACAGAATGAACCTGAGAAGAAGATACCTTCAACCGCCGCAAACGCAACCAATCTTTCTTGGAACGATGCTTTTTCAATCCAATCCAAAGCCCATTTAGCTTTCTTTTGAACTGCTGGTAAGTTGTCCAATGCTGTGAAACATAAATTCTTTTCTTCCTCACTTGAGATGTAGGTGTCGATAAGAAGTGAATACATCAAACTGTGGATGTTCTCCATCGCCAATTGCATACCATAGAAGAACTTCGCTTCAGGGTATTGTACTTCACGATAAAAGTTTTCAGCCAAGTTTTCATTGACAATACCATCAGATGCCGCAAAGAATGATAGAATATTCTTAATAAAATATTGCTCATTTTCAGAGAGATTATTCCAATCTCTGATGTCGTTTGTCAAGTCAATTTCTTCTGCCGTCCAAAAAGCCGCTTGGTGCATTTTGTAATACTCCCAAATGTCGTTGTGTTGAATTGGGAAGATAACAAACCTATTAGGGTTCTCTATTAATATTTTTTCCATAATTTTAAATTGTGTTTTTTACGATTGTTGTTGTTGTTGCTCTCTTTGTTTTTTCTTTTCGAGCAATTCCTTAACTCTATCTCTTTTTCTTTCTTCTTGTTGTTCTTCAAAACCTAAGAATGTTACAGACGAATCAGTATCTATTTCCAATAATTCGTTGTTAAACTTACAGTTTTCAAATACAACCCCATCTTTACCAATACGTGATTTGGTGATAGCGATGGTTGCCAAGTTCATTTCTTTTTGTTGTAAAGTCTTAGCCACGGAAATGATAACGTGTCCAACTTGTGCTTTCTTAATAGAACCACCCATCTGGTCGGTGGTAACAACCTCAGAAGATATAGAGCTTCTGTTACCCTGTGTTGCAGTCCATCCAACTAATGATAGTTCGTGACACATCGCCTCAAAACCTCTCATTACTGAACCCTCAGCTTTCCATTCATCTTTACTCGAACTTTCAGGAACCACACAATCAATGTAGTCCAAAAGAACCAAGTCAATCTTTGTACCATCAGCAATCATCTTTCTGATTTGGTTTTTGATTTGATTCATGGACATAGAATCCGATGGAAGTTTTTTCAAGATTAACTCGTTCTTCATCGTTTCTTTGATTTCTGTTATTTTTGACATGACCTCATCTTTGTGTTTTACCAAGTTGTCAGGTTCAATACCAGTCCAAAGTGTGAAGTGTTTACGTTGTACAATCTTTGGGTTGTCTTCAAAGAAGATTTGAAGAACATTATACCCAAGATTAAACGCAGTGTTCGCAATCTTTGTAAGGATGGTAGTTTTACCAACACCTGTAGGTGCTAAGATAACACCAATTTCTCCTTTTGCCAAACCACCTTTAAGTAGTCGGTCAATTCCTGGTATTCCCATCGCAATTGGATGACGGAAGTCTTCATCAAGAACTGTGTCAAGATTGGAGAAGATATCAGTTGTACCTGTATCTCTTTCCCCAACCTGAAGAGCTTCACGGACCAAACCTTCAACCTTATCATAAGATTCGAAGTCACCTTCCGTAATGATTTTTTGGGCTTTGTCCATCGCCTTCTGAAGTTCTTGTTGTTTACAGAACTTCAATGCTTTTTCTTGAACGAACTGAGTTCCTTCAAATGGTGCATCTTTCACTTGTTTAATAGTGTCAAGGACAATTTTTGCAACTAACTCTTGTGAAATCTCAGATTTAACAATCTGTTCGATTGTATCAAAATTTGGTGTTGATTGGTACTTTACGTGATACTCCTTAATCATTTGCAAGATAATCTTGAAGTATTTGTTGTCAAAATATGAACTCTCGATTACGTCCATAATCGACGCCGAAAATTCTTTATCGACGACAATTTGGTTTAAAAGCTGTATTTGAAATGTTGTTCCTAAGTAATCAAAATTTTTGTTCATATTGTATTTTTTCGTTCGTCTGTTTTATTAAATATTCACTTGTTTAGGTCAAAGTTCAAATATTCTAAACTTAATTTTTGACCTGAAAAAATGTCAGTTAATTCTCGGAGAACGTCTTTCAAAAATGGTCGTACATCAACTGTATAACGAACTTTTGGCGGGAATAATTTTCCATCAAAATTTCTATGACAAATTGTCTGTTCTCCAATTCTTACATAAATGTTGAATTCTTCTTTCTCATCGGTGAACGATGTGTCCATAATTGCAGGGTCCGCAACAATAGCATCTTTGTTGTCCATCATGTAAATAACCGTCTTCATTTTGAGGTTGTACTCAAGGGATTCTTTTAGTCGTTTAACAAAGTCGTACAACTCCAAAGAATTTTTTGCTTTCGGGTTATACCCTCGAACATTAAAGAATCTTTGGACAACGATGTTGTCGTTCAACGTAAGTAAGAATTCCATTTTGGTGCTGTCTTGCTCTTTCATAATTTAATTTTTGTTTGTATTTCGTTTTTCTTTTCTTGTTAATTTCATAAAAGGTTTGAGGAAGTTAACCCAAGCATCATTGTCTTTGGGCAAATACTTAAAGAGACCATCTTCCATCATCATTCTCATTAAGTTCTTATATCCCCTATCCGTAGGGTCTATAGTGTCTGTTAAAATTTGCTCTACCAATTCTTTTCCATTCTCAGTTATTAAAGGGTTTGTAAGGTCGACTATCTTTTTGTTTGTTGTATAAAACTCTTCTCCAAAGATAGTTGATTTTGTTTTGCCAGTCAAAAGATTTGTTAATGTTTTTGAAGGTTTGTCTTGCGGGATATTTCGTGCATAATCCAAGATTTCTTCGATAGTGCATGGTTTCTCCTGCAATTGAGGGAATAACTTAACTAATGTTTTTTCTCCAAGTCCTTGAATACCATCGATGTTGTCCGATTTATCCCCCGTAAACACTTTTGTAACCAATACATTATAGTGAGGTATGTCCACCTTGTTGATGGATATCATATCTCCATTCTTAAAGTATTGTTTTGTGATTGGGGAGTAGATGGTTACATTCTCAGAGATAAGTTGTGTAAGGTCTTTATCTGCAGAAAAAATGATAATCTGTTCGTCTTTGGATATCTTACAATAGTGAGCAATGAGGTCATCAGCTTCGTTATCCTCAACTTCAATTTGTCTTACAAAAATTTCTTCAAGGTATTGTTTGACACGAGACCTTTGATACAAATACGATTCGTATTTATACTCATTCATACTCTCTCGTCTGTTCTCTTTGTATTGAGGGTATATAGACTTTCGGATAGATGAATTTGATTCTCCATCCCAAAACACAACAACTTTATCATGGTTGTGTTCTTCAAGGAATTTACGGAGTATATTCACAAAGTGGTATACTCCGCCCACGTGGTCTCCGTTGTTGAAAACATCTTTGGCTCCGTGGAATCCTATCTTAAATAAATTATTACCGTCTACTAATAGTGTCTTAATCACATTTGTGATTTAAAGGGTGAAACAATATACTAATCTTCTTTTTCTTCTTTTAATTCAAAATCAATTGAACTAACTCCAAGAATATCTTTCCAATATTCTGCGTATTCCTTCTTGTAGTTTTCAATCGAAGCTTTCTCTTCAGACGCTTCTTTACCTGCCAAGAATCCGTGTGGTGTCACAATAATCTTTCCATCTTCATAACCCAATCCATTGATGTGGTTTTTCATTACGGATACTTTTGTTCTGATTGCAAACTTAACACTTCTTTTGTCTTTTGTCGCAGTAATTTTATTTGTCCCCGCACC